AACATTATTCGCACACGATCAAGATTGGATTAGAGTTACAATTACTTCTGATGAAGAACTTAAGGGTCCACCTACAGTTGAATTTTTCGTTAATGCCGTTGCAGGTTCAGGAACAACAACGATTATTGAAAACAAGGCAGGATTTGAATATGAGGCCATTTATGAAATTGCTGCCGTCGGTGGGACCGGTGGAGGTAGTGATGCAGCTGGTCCAATTACATATAAGGTAAGTAATGCAACATCTAAAAAGGGAGAAAAGGTCGCAACGGCTGTGACAGCAGGAGGAGTAACAGCTGACTTTACTGGACCATTATTTCCTAATACAACAACTGTTGCTGGTGATGGAACAGATGCCACTGATTTTATATTTACAGCAGCCGCAGGAACAGCAGCGGGCGTTACCAAAGGTGCATTAGTACAGGGTAATACAATAACTGCCACAGTAATAGCAGACTCTGCAGATATTGATGTAAATAGTAGTACAATGACGGTAAGTAATACTGGAGTAGCTGATATTATTTGTCCTAAACCAACATTAGCAGGTAACACTATTACATTTGTATATGAGGTTGGTGCACCTGTAACATTTACTAGCGGGAATAAGCCTGAATTTTTGATTCATATAAGAGATAAAGCATTAAATACAATGAAACACCCAGCTGGAACAGTTGATGCTACGGGGACGGCGAATGGCGGTAAAAGATTAGGTAATGCAGGGCAAGCTGCTGGCTCAAGGCAGGCTTTTGTAGGCGTGCATACTAGTGTGCAGACAGAACTCGATTTATACGCATATGTGTAATTTTATATTAAAATCGTAAATTTTTATTATTAAAAGTTATAATAATAAAAATATTTAGGAAGAAGGTAAAGCAGCAAGGCAAAGTTTAATTTCACCCAAAGAAGCCACAGAATATTTAACAATAAGTGGTAAATCATTCTCAAGGTACATCTCAATAGTATTACATAAATTAGTGCACTTGATAAAATAGCCGAGATTTTTTAGGGAGAATTCTCCCTGAATTACTTTAGTCTCATCCTTTTTCAAAATGAATTCCATATTACCATCAGATTCAGAACGTCTAATTTCACAAGAAGCAAATGGACCTTGACACTTAAATATAAGTTCATTCCCAACCGATTTAATTTCCAATCTCTCTGATATATTAGAAAGATCACGAATAATTTTTTGGAAATCAGTAGATGGTAAATTAATAACAGATGAAAAACTTACCTCAGGAACTTCAAGTTCTTCTTCGTCAGGCTCAATAAGTCTTAATTTTTGATTTTTACACTGTTTAATATCACCGTTTTCAAATCTTAATCCAAGGTGATCAACAACACCATCACTATAACTGCTTTCAGTAATATACATAGTTAATGTATCGTCATTATCAATAGAATTGATAAGTTTAAATAAATGAAACATATTTACACCAATAATAATCTTAGGATATTTACAATAATAATGTTCAAATTTATCAGCTTCTAAAAATAAATAGGCAAGAATAGTATGTGATTTATCCATATTAACAATTCTAATACCATCTTGTTTAAAAGTAATATTGGTTTCTAGTAATATATCCTTAAGTGCAGTCATTAATGTTCTGAAAGGAGCAATTTGTACAGTTTTAATTTCTAATACATTTGTCTCTGTCATATATTATTTTTTACTTAAAATCTTTAAATACTTATGCGTTAAATTAAAATAAAAAAAAAATAATAATATAATTAATGACAGAATTAGTAATAACCGAATTAGAAAATAGAGTAATAACAAAGGACCAAGGATGTCAGACAATGCCAACAAGTAATAAATCAACAGAAATAGATGAAGATATATTTTTAATATCAGAAACTAAAGGAGAAAGAAAAAAAAATTATTATGAAAATAGAATGTTAAGACATTATTATAAAAATAGGAATCAGAAGACAGATATATTAAATACAATAATAGATGTGGAATCCCAGAGAGAAAAGGAAAAAAAAAGAATAATAAATGAATTAAAGAGTAGTAATAATAAAGCGCCAAAATGGGTTGTAAATATGAAAACATAATATGATAATAAATTATGGGGTGTTGTTGCTCGTTTGAAGTATTAGACGAAACATTAAAACAAAATATAAATGAAGAAGAAATGAAACCAATAGAATATTATCCATATTGTTTTATAAAAATAAAAAAACTAGAAAAAGGTGCAACTTCATCAGTATGGAAAGCAAAAGATATTAATAATAATAAATATATTTGTAAGAGTATTAATAAATTACATTTTTTAAAAGCGAAACAAGAAATAAGAGTGTTAAAAGAAATAATTTCAGAAGGTGGAAATTATTTTCCACAATATGTTTATAGTTATTATGATAATTTATATTGTAATATATTTTTAAAAGATTCAGAAGGCATAGATTTATTTAATTTTTTAACATCAACTTCAACTAGTGGCAAAATTAAATTAAAGATAATAAAAAATATGCTAATTTGTATAAATTCATTACATAAAATGGGATATGTACATTTAGATATAAAGTTAGAGAATTTTATAATTCATAAAAATTATAAATTATTTTTAATAGATTTTGGATGTAGTCATAAAGTAATAAAAAATGATGAGGAAGAAAAAATAATATTAGAATCAGGAACTATAGGCTATAATTCTCCTGAGATATATAATTGTAAATATCATAATACTAGTGATTTTTGGAACTGGGCAATTTGTATTTGGATAATGTTTGTGGATGAATCACCATTTAGTTTTAATGATCCAGAGAAAGATATAAAAAATAAATTTAAATTCCCAAATAAATATCATAGTAAATTGATAGAAGAAATGAAATATAGTCAGAGAGAATTATTTATAAATATATTTACATCAAGTAAGAATAGATATAATTTTAATAATATTATAGAAAATGAATGGATAAAAAGTATTTAAACTCATTTTATATATTTTATACAATGAGTTCATTAGCATTAAGTGAAGAAGAAGGAGGAATAAAAAAGGAAGAACTAATAGCTTCAATAGATAAGTTATATTTAGAATATAGTGATAATAATGATGTAATAAAAAAGTTAAAATATTATTTAGATAATCAGCTTCCAAATCTTTTAAATAAATTTATAGACAGAGAGAAAGAGAAAAAATATATTGAAAAAGAAGTTACAGAATTTACAAATAATTTTTTAAATACAGGAGGCTATGAATATTATTATATTAAAAAAACGGATTTATATATAAAATACAATGGTAAACACTTTAGTATAATAGATATGGATGATTTAATTTACAGTATATTAACCGGTTTAAATACAAATAAAAACTTAAGAAAGAAAAAACATCAAATAAAAAACAATATTATAAAGATAATTAGGGAGAATGATCTTATAAAAAGTATTCCAAATTCATACACAATCCAATTTATATTAGATTATTTAACACCTATATTTATAAAGGATAGAAATACTACAAAATATTTTTTAACTATATTAGGCGATTGTATTTTAAAAAAGAAAACAAATAATTTATATTATGTATTGCCAAGTTGCAATGAATTTATTAAGTATTTAAAAGAACATTTTATTTCATATTTTAAAAACACAGTATCAATAGATGAAATTTTTACGTATAGATATAATAGTGAAGAACATAACAATCATAGATTAGTAGATTTTAATAAAAATAAACAAATAGATAATAATTGGGATATTTTTTTAAGAAATCATGTATTAGACATATATACAATATCAGTTCATTATTCGTTAAGGTTTAAATCAGCAGAAGGTTTTTTAAATAAACATTTGCATAATAGTAATTCAAAAAATAAAATTTTATTTTTTAAAAACAACAGTAAAGAAGAAATATTAGAAAAGTTTATAAAAAAATATGTAACAAATATGAAAAATATAAATATAACAAAAATGGAATTATACTATTTATGGCTATATTATCTAAATGAAAATAGAATGCCAAATATTTTTATTAATGAAACATTTAATATAAAGTTTTGTAAATTAAATGAAATAAAATATGATAGTGAGAAGGAATATTATACAGGTTTTAGTAGTAATTATTTATGTAGAATAAAAATATTTAGAATGTTTTGGGATGAAACTATGGAAATTACAGAAGAAGAGAATAATGAAAGCATTGAGACAAGCGAATTATTTAATTTATTTAATGATTGGCTTATAGAAAAAAAAAGTAATTGTACGATGTGTTTAGATCAATTAACAATGATATCTGTATATAAACATTTTTATAATATCAAAATAAAGAATAATAAGATAATAGAAAATGTGTATTGTAGTTTATGGAATAAAAAGGAAAGTATTAATGAAATATTAGATGAATTAAGAGAACAATATAAATTACTTAATGAAACCAAAATAACCTATACAAAATTATATAAAGATTATTGTGAAAATTTGATGATTAATAATAAAAACAGAGTTGTAAGTAAGCAATATTTTTATGAATATATAGGTAAGGTTATACCCCAACAATATATTAAAGAAAATTATATTTTAAAAGAATATTGGAATTAACACTTGCGGTATCTTCCTTTTTTGGTTCTGCAACGACTTCCTTTTCTTCTTTTAGCAGTTCTACGTTTCTTAGTTCTTCTCTTCTTTTTACTTTTTCTTCCTTTCTTCTTATCAACATGAAAAGAGCCAAATTCTCCCTTTTTAGTGCGATATCCTGCATCTGTTAAACGTTTAAGGGGGTTGCTTGCGCTCTTAGCTCTTGATACAATCTTACCGTGTTTATTAAATTTCAAAGAAGATTTTTTGAGACCACCCTTGGTCTTATAAGCTGTTCCGTGCATAACTTGTGCTCTTGAACCAACAAGAACTTTAAATTTACCTCCGGCAACATGATAGTGTCCGTCGGAACCTTTATGAACTCTTTTAACCATTATATATTAAAACTAGAAAAAAACTTAACGCAATAAAAAAATAATTTAAAAACATACATTGCTAAATATAAAATGGAAAATAATGATAATACAACATCTCATCTTTACGTTTCATCAAAAAGATTAAGAAATTGTGATAAAGTTATAAAAAAATTATTAGATTTAAATGTAATGTCGTCTGTAAAAAAGAATAAAAGTGTAATATGTGATAATTATGATTGTTGGTTAGAATATGGATGCGATATAACTTTAACAGGTTTAAAATCAAAATTAATAAAAGAAAAAGTATGGAAGCCATTATCAAAAGATTTTGGTTTTAATTGTGCCTATTTGAATGTAGAGGGAAAATATAGAGGTTGTGTTCATGATTTCAAAAAATATAGCTATCATAAATAAACGAAAATTCATAAAAATTAATCTAAATATTAATTATTATGAATAGAACATTTGTAAGAAACAATATGGCATCCATTTCTATTGTGATTTTTATATGTTTATTTACTTTTGTACAAATTCTCGAACCATCATTTTTATATAATAAAGATGGAAGTTTAAGAGAATTTGGTATTGGGAAACAAAAGAAGACTATAATTCCAATTTGGTTTGTTTCCATTATATTATCTATTTTAGCTTATTTATTTGTTTCATATTATTTAGCAATACCTAAATTTAAACTGTAGATGATTTTGGTTTTTTTGATTCATTCTCAGCTATCTTTTCCTCTCTTTTTTTGTTTCTTTCTTTCTGTTGTTCCGATGTATAACTGCAAGAAAGATTTAAAATACCATTATAACTGTATGCTAATACTAAAATTCCAGATAATAAAAACCAAGTGCATTCAGAAATAATACTTTTTAAACTTACCAGAGACCATAATTTTTGTAATAATTTATTTTCTATTAGCTCATTTGGTAATACTTCTTCTTTTTGGGATTTATTTTGTTTAACGTCAGCAGCTATTGCATCAGTAGTCGATTCTGATAATTCTTTAGCCCCACCTTTTTGGATTTTCTTTTTACGGTTTCTATTTGAACCGCCTATCATTGGTTTATAACTACTTTCTGAGTTAGTTACTGGACCTCCAGAAGATTTTTCTAAACTACTTATAGATTCAACTTGTTTTTCACTAAATGTAATTAAATCGTTTTTATGCATTTCTTTTACAAGTGGAGTAAAATTTGAAGGTGTTAATTCATTTAAAAATAACGAATTATCTTTTTTTATCAAGGTTTTATCTTTATCTTTAGTTGCTAAATCGCTGAGCCATTTTAAATCATTAAATAAAGCAATTATACCATAACCAATAGTATTTGAAAAGGGACGTAACCATCCTGGTTTATTTCTTATAATTAATAATACAACTATAAAAATAAAAGCATTTGGTAAAAAAGTATGAACTAAAGCACCTAAAGGTCTAGCAGAACATAAACGTTTTGTATTTATTAAATTTATAGAAAGTTGTAAAACAACTGCTAACACAACATATAATACAGTAAGTGTTAAAGAAGTGCTTTTATCTGGTGGATACATACTTTCAGACACATAATATTTTATTGATGAAAATATTACAGTTATAATTGAAAATAATGCTAGAGATGTAAGTATTGGAATAACTTTTTCTTTGCTTTCCATAATTATATATAATAAATGTGTATAATTTTTTTTGTTTTTTTAATTGTATAAATTAATGAATTTTAGTAATTCACCAAAATTAATTGAAAGCGGTACTAAATATTTTTTAAAAGAGTCTCTAAAAAACTGTAAAGAATTAAAACAAAGTTACTATAATCACATAGTTAATATTGGGTTATTTTCACTTTTTATTATTTTTCTAGGTTTTATCTTATATTATAAAAAAGGGAACAAACTTAATCCACACGAAAAAAAACAAAAAATGTTAGATAAAGAAAAATTTATACTAGATAAAATAAGGGTAATTAGAGAAAAAAATAGGAAAGATGCTAATGATTTAATAACAAATTTGCCTAACTTTGAAAGTAGTTTTGAGATTTTACACAAAAAATATTATAAAATATAAATATAAATGGATGATCCTGTTGAAAAATTTTATAAAATGAAACATGACTATGAACAAAAACGTGTAAATTATAAAAAAGAGGTAATGAGTAAAACTGATTTATCAAAAATACAAAAAAAAGCAAGAATATCAAGTTATAAAAATAAATGTATTAACTGTCCCAGAAGGGTTGGAACTGTATTTACAAATAAAAATAAACAATTATCTGCTAGATGTGGGGATACATTAAAACCTTGTAATTTAGAATATATAGTTTCACTTGGTTCAACAGATTATATACCTGATTTAATTGTTTATTATTATAATGTTAATGAGGAAATCAAAAAAAATATAATAAAAATTAAACTATCAATACTTTTTGGAATTGAAACTGAAGAAAATATTGCTGAAAAATTTGAAACTCTAAAAGAACAATATAAGCAAATGATACAAATTTTAGATAATTTAGAAAGATATATATTTGATGATGAAAAAGTAAAATATCAAGAAATGGGTGAAGAACATGATAAACATAGAGATGAAGCAATTAAATTTTTTAAAAAAAAAATAGCAAATTATTTAAGTGAATACAATACTATAATAAATTCGTTTAAGGAAGATTTAGACGATAAATTTATTTTAAATGACGCCCTAGATAAATATAGAACAGAAATTATACCTATTGTTAAAGAAATGCAGAGTAAATTTTTTGATGTTATGACAATTATTGATGACCATAATGAAGAGGGTAAAAAAAGATTAGTAAAATTAGTATTAAGTGAAGATAAATATGAGGTAGATTATAGTAAATCTGAAGTTATAATAGATAAAAAATAAAGATAATATATATATGATAAAAATTCATGTCCCAGCATTAATAATAAGTTTAGCATTAGGTTTATTTTTTTCATATGTAATAAAGCCTCAGACTGAAATTATATATGTATACCCAACACCAGAAAATATTAATGAATTACAGTATAAAGATAAAAGTGATACTTGTTTTGGGTTTTCATCAAATGAAGTAAAATGTCCTTCAAATCTAGCAAAAATCAGACATTATCCTGTGCAAAATCATAATTCTGATTCATCTAAGCATAAGGGAATTTTTAATTAAATCATATTTTATAAACTTTTAAAAAGTTTACAATATATATATGGGAATCAGGAATGTATTACATAGTAAACCAGGTCAAATAATTATATCTGTTTTACTTGGTTTAGGCTTATCAACATTATTTAGAAAAGTTTGTAATAATAGATCTTGTATTATTTTTAAAGCAGCACCATTAGATAAAGTTAAAGACCAAATATTTAAATTCGGTGATAAATGTTATAAATATAAACTAGATGCAGAAAAATGTAGTAAAAATAAAAAAACTTTAAACTATGCGTAAATAATATTCAAAATCAATATTATTGAATATTATATGGATGGAACTAGTATAGAAGATTTACCTAGTAACGATAGACCAACAAAGAATAATGTTGTTTTAGAAACTAGAGAAGTTGTTAGACAGGATTTAGAGAATCGTCGTCCTCCTGTCCCACCACAAAATCAACCACAAGCTGGAAATATGCAAAGAAAACAAAGTGAATTATCACAAAATTCTATTAATAAAATCGTCCGAGGAATTCAAAGCGCTGCGGGAAGTGGTATGACAGAATTACCATCTAGACATATTCCTATGGAAACAAACCATGTTACACAAGATCAGCAAATAAAACCAAATTATATTCCTGAACCAGTTAAACGCAACTATATAGAAGAAGAGGAAACAGTAAATTCAGCAATTAAAGAAAACTTTTCAAATCAGAAGACTACAGATAGATTAGACCAATTATATGAAGAAATACAGTTACCTGTTTTAATTATGTTATTATTTTTTATTTTTCAAATGCCGTTCGTTCAGATGAAATTAAAAACAACTTTACCATCTCTTTTTATGAAAGATGGTAACCCTACATTATCTGGATATGTTTTAAAAACCGCTTTATTTGGATTAGGGTTTTATGCATTACAGAAAGCTAGCGTGTACTTAAGTGAGTACTAGTTCAAAAAATTGAACTTAAAAAATCATTTTATTTTACTGTAAAAACCAAAATGATTAGAGCTGGTAGGAACGGATGTTCAAGTGAAGTTATCTTTCATGGAAGAAAAATCTATCATGATTGGAAACATGGCAATACTCATAAAAGTGAATTAGGAATGAAATTATGTACTATTAAATGGATTGAAAATAAAGTAACTGATGAGTCAAAATTAAATGAAGTGATGGATTTATTCAGTGACTGGCACCTATATGAAAATGGATGGTATGTTCCTTATGGTAATGGATATAAAAACGAACATCTCTGGTATTATTTAGTTCAAATGTGCGGTTATAGTGGTAAACAACCTAAGGCATTAGATTATCTATCAAAAGATTAAATTATAGAATATTTAATATTTTAAAAAATTATTTTCTTCTTCTAGTGCGTTTTTTTCGGTTACGTTTCCTTCTAGTGCGCTTTCTTTTATGAGATTTTCGCCTTGTCTTTTTACGGTTTCTTTTTCTCTTTCTTGTTCTTTTCCCACCTCCTTGCTTCTTTACTTTTTTATTTTTTTTTGCTTTTTTT